CGTCACGATCTGGACCGCGTGCACGGTCTACGTGTGGCAGCGCGATCAGCTGCGCCTCTTTGCCACGGCGGGGTGAGCGATGGCGGTCTACGTGGTGCAAGGCAAGCTCGGTACGGGCAAGACGAAGTTCGCCGTGGGCAAGCTGCGTGAAGCGCTGCTTGCGGGCCGTCGATGCGCAACCAATCTCGACCTCAACATGGAGCACCTCATGCCCGTGGCGCATCGCGGCTCGGTCGTTCGTCTGCCAGACAAGCCGACCGCGCAGCAGTTGGACATGATCGGCCACGGCAACCCCGATAGCTACGACGAGGACAAGAACGGCGTGATGGTGCTGGACGAACTCGGCTCCTGGCTGAATTCGAGACAGTTTCAGGACAAGAACCGCGCGGGCTTGATCGACTGGCTCATTCACGCGCGAAAGAAAGGTTGGGACTGCTACCTCATCGTGCAGCACGCCGACATGATCGATAAGCAGGTGCGGATCGCGCTCGCTGAGTACATGGTGAAGTGCATCCGCGCGGACAAAATCCGCATTCCCATCGTCGGCGCGTTCCTCGGCAAGAAGGGCCGTCTACCGCGCATGCACATCGCGAAGATCAGTCTCGCAGACGTGCCCGGTGTGACCGTCGATCAGGAATGGTTCCGGGGCGACTTCCTGCATGCCGCCTACGACACGCGGCAGATTTTCAAGGAAGACCCCGAGGGGGCGCCTTTCAGCTATCTCAGCGCGTGGCACCTCAAAGGCCGGTTCCAGCCGCGTAAACAGCGTCAATCGCTGCTACAGGCGCTTTTCCCGGCGAAGCCAAGGGCTAGGCCTACCCCCAAGCCGAAACGCCCGGAAATCGAGGCTCTGGGCTCGCTGCTGCCGGATACGGCGTGGGCTCGCGCCCGTGAACTCGCGGGGGTCGCATGATCTGGCTGCTCTTGATCGTGGTCGCGGCGGCCATCGTCGTCTATCACTTCACGACGATGCTCTACACCAGCCTGACCGGCGAGGAATGACGGAGGGGTATGGGGTGCAACCCCATGGTGGACCGTGGATCAGGCCGTTCCTCTCGAGTAGGTCAGTGCAGTCCGGCGTCTACGTGGCCGGGTCTGTGAATGGCTGAGGCGGTTGGACGGTCGATCACCCGCTGGCAACAAGCCGCGATCCTTGGAGGTCGATAGAGACAGGCCGAACTCGTGCTTGCAAAACAAACGGCTGTTCCGTAGCCCTTTGGGCGAAGGCTTCGGCCAACGTGCAAAGCAACGAGAGATTGCCGGAGGAAACCGCAGGTTTCTGGAGGGAAGCTCGCTCCGTTTTCGCTCACTCGGCCACATTCATTCACGCCACCACTCGGGTGGCTTTTTCATTCCCGGAGGTAAGAACAATGATTTTTGGATACGCGCGCGTCTCTACGGTCGAGCAAAACACTGCGGTGCAATTCGAAGCCTTTTTGAGAGCCGGAGTCTCGAACGTCTACGAGGAAAAGCGATCCGCTGTGAAGCGTCGGCCAGTGCTTGACGATCTTCTGCAGCGTGTCGGCCCCGGGGACGTTCTGGTGGTCTACAAGATGGACCGCTTGGCGCGCTCTCTCTCGCATTTGCTCGATGTGCTGGCGCTGCTGGAGGCGCGCGGGGCAAGCTTCAGATCGTTGACCGAAACCATCGACACGCACTCGGCAGCGGGCCGTCTGTTTATGCAGATGCTCGGTTCGTTCGCTGAGTTCGAGCGGGCACTGATTCGCGAGAGGTGTATGGCGGGACAGGCTGCGGCTCGGGCCAGAGGGCAGACTTGGGGAAGGCCTCGCGCCATGTCGCGAGAGCTAGAGTCGGAAGTGGTGAGGCTCTATCTCAGCGGGTGGTACACCATGGGGGTGTTGGCCGAGATGTTCGAGGTCAATGAAATGGCGGTGAAGCGTGCCGTCCACCGAGTGATCAGGCCCGGGTCTGCTTCCTTGAAGTAACCCGGTTTACGGTCGAAAAGTACAGTTTTTGAACTCCACGTGCCAAGCGCTTGATCATGCGCGTTTTGCACGTGCTGTCTCGTTCCGATTCGAGCGCGGCGACCACGATCCATTGATCAGGGTCTTGCCCTAGTTCTTCTGCCAGCGCGCCTGCAATTGCCGGGGAAAGATGGCCTCGGTCCCTTGCGTTGTAGAGCGCCTGCGCCGAAAGGCCCAGCTTCTTGGTCCACGCGGGGATTGGCTCGATCTTTAGCGCTGTCGCTAGCAGATTCATTGTGGTTTGCATATCAGACGATTCCTCATGTTGTGTAGACGCTACTCAACTTGGGTAAGTATAAAAAAGCGCTTGCTACTCAGGGTGAGTAGAAAGTAGGCTCCGTTGCACTACTCACATTGAGTAGCATTTCAAGGAGCCACCTTGTCTCTGCGTTGCAACGATTCCCTGAAGGCAGCAGCTTCGGCTGCTCGCATCAATACCCATTCGAAGCCCTCGGGTGCCTCCGGTTTGTCGTACAGCGAGGCTGATTCGGGTTCCCGTTTCAGCACGGTCGCGACGGCTTGCACGAAGCCGATCACGGCCATGGCGCAGACGCCCCAGAAGATCAATGGATTGACGGTCATGGGGCCGCATCGTAACGGCCAATCTGGAGCCGGGTTCCGCGTCTGACGTTTCACACGATAGCCCTGCGTGCAGGGCCTTCGCGTGCAACGTCGCACGACATAGGAGCCACCAATGATCAAAGTCAGCATTCCCGCTGTCATCACCCGCAACCAAGCGGGCGTCGGCAAGACCTCCGGCAAGGCCTACAACATGGACTTCCAGACGGTCTACGTCCATACCATCGGCAAGGACGGCAAGCCGAATCCGTTCCCCGAGAAAACCGAAATCATCCTCGACAAGAACGACCAAGGTCAGCCGCTGGTCTACGCTGCCGGGGAATACCAGCTGCACCCCGCAAGCCTGTACGTGGACCGCTCGGGGAACCTCGCGGTGGCTCCGCGCCTCGCACCGCTCCCCAAGGCTTGAGGGGTGCACCATGCACCAAGCCATGCATGCTGCACGGCTCGCGCAGATTCAAGGCGCTGTCTTGGGTCTGCTGCGTGAGGCCAACGAGGAAGAAGACGGCTTCCAGAAGCCGGACGGCCTGACGATCACTGCCACTGTCGATGCAGATCGCACGGTGGTTATCGATCTTCAGTGGCTCGTGGGCACTGTGCCCGTGGCGGGTGAATCGCTGTGAAGCGCGATGCCGTGAACCTCGACCAGCTGGCGCTGTTCGAGCCTGATGCGCCCGAGGCCCTGCGCCTCATGTCGGCCCATAGCGCACGGTTCGAACGTGCCGCCGATGCGGCCGAGTTCTGGGAGGTCGCGCTGTGCCCCGGTGCACGCGACGAAGCCACCAAGCAAGCCGAGGAAGCCTATCGAGCATGGCTCGTGTGCGCCATCTTCCTCGACCTGGAGCGCCTGCTGTGATGACCGCCGAACGCCTCGGCGATCACGTGCGAGTGGTGGCGTGGGTCCTGTGGGCCTGCGCTGCCGTCACGTGCATCTACAGCGAACTGCGTGTGACCCAGATCATCCGCGACGTGGTCGCCACGCAGCAGGAGCGTGCGCAATGAACCTCGTCGCGTTGCTCGTGGTGTCCTGTGCCTACAGCACGGCCATTGTCAATATCGCCATCGAGTACGCCCGTCAGGAAAGCCGCGCCTCGTGGGTCTGGGGTTCGCTGTTCGTTGGCGTGGTGGCGGGGGTGTTCGCATGAGCGCCGTCGCATTCGAGCACGAGGGCTCCGCCGCTCGCTTTGCGTCGTGGGCACGGCGTTCGCCGGAAGCGCGCGCAGCGCGCGGGCTTGTCTCAGTATCAACAACTTGCAGGAGTCTGCCCACTGCCATTGCATGGGCTGACAACTGCATCACCATCGACCCCGCTCAAGCGCGCGTCACGCGCTTGCGCAAAGGCCTTGGCATCGCTGCGAAGCAGCTGCATAACCAAGGCGCACGCAACCAGCAAATCTGGATGCAGACCCTGACCTACGCGGGCACGAACAAGGACTGGCGTCCCGAGCACATCAGCCGCTATCTCGATGCCCTGCGCAAATGGCACTACGCCCGAACCGGCTCGAAGACCGTGCGCTACGCATGGGTCGCCGAGCTTCAACAGCGTGGCGTCATTCACTACCACGTGATCGTCTGGCTCGATGCCGGGCTGGTGCCGCCCAAAGCCGACATGGCTTGGAAGGGCGCGAAGAAGAACGGCCTTGTGCAGTGGAACCCGCCCATGTGGCCGCACGGCATGAGCCGTCGCGACAAGTCCACGGCGCCAGTCGCCTACCTCATGAAATACGCCTCCAAGGTGGAGAGCAAGAACGTTGGGAGCTACCCCCATGGTGCACGCATTCACGGGGCTGGAGGCATGGACGCTTCTGGCCGGGCTATTCGTCGTTGGGTGTTGTGGCCTGCGTATGTGCAGGGCAATGCTTCGGTCGCAGACAGCTTTAAGCCTGCGCCGGGAGGCGGCTATCTCAATGCTGAAACCGGCGAGCTTCTGTTGGCTGAGTTCGCACCAACAGGCGGCGGTTATCAGAGCTTTATCCGAGTGCGGACCACGCCCCGGCGCATCGACCCTGCCGGGCCGTTCTCGTGGCTTCCTGAGCCCGTCACGCTGCATTGAGGACGCCATGCAGACCGAGAGCCGTTGCGCTGCATCGTCCACCGCCATCGACACCGCCTCAACGCAGCGCGTGTGTCATTCGAGTCAACGCGAGTCGCGGTCATCGCAGGGAGACGCCGAGCGGTCCCGGTGGGTGACGCGTAGCGGCGCCCTCCGGGCATAGCGAGGTGTCAACGTGATTGAAGCAATCGTGTGTGTCGGTCTTTTCTTCGCCTTCGTGGCCGGGTATCGAGACGGGAGGTCGCTGTGACTGCATCGGATATCGGCCTGTTCATCGGGGCACTTTTCATCGTGTATTTCGCGGGCGTGAAGGTCGGTGTGACCGTCAAGCTCATCAAAGGAATCGGCAGTTCTGCCTGATGCGTTGCCGGTCGCTCACCGGCGTTTTTCTCTTGGAGTTCGTCATGCAAGTCAAGTCTCTTTCCATCCGCAACGCAACCGCTCTGCAAAAGCGCCTGAGCGCGGGCGTCGTCATGCTCCTGGCATCTGCCGCCGCCATGGCGCAGACCTCGGCCACGCCCGAAACCTCGATTGGCGAAGCCCTCGCGAAGGTGCTGGCGCTGCTTGCCATCGCAGGCGCGGCCTACGTGTCGATTTCGCTGGCCGGTGTGGGCTGGAGCGTGGGCGTCAAGTTCATCAAGCGCATGCGCGGCGCCGCCTGATCCTCGGGCGCTTTCTGGTGTGCACCCGTGAGGGTGTGCACTGGTAAACGTCTGGAGTCACCATGGACCGCACCCGCATCGCTCTCGCCCTTCTCGTGCTCGCGCTGGCCGCGTGCGCGTCGAATCGCCCCGCAGACCCTTTCAAGGACCGTATTCGCGCGTGCGGCACGGTCATTGGTCCCTGCGGGAGTCAGGTGTGGTGAACGCGCTTCGCTTGCTGCTGGCGGTCGTGCTGCTTGCGCTTGGGCAGGTCGCGCATGCGGTGATTCCGACGATCACGCAATACGGTAACGGGCTGGAGGCAACCAACGTTTGGTACGACAGTGCCGAGGCGGCCTGTAGTGGAGCGTTGGCTGAATTCAACCGACGCAACACGATGCCGGGTTTCACCACGCGGCTGCACGCATGCGACACGCAGTCTCTCGGCATTGTGATCTGGCAGACGCATACGGCGACTGGTGAGGTGAGCTCCTACACCTATGCATTTCGCATCCGTGCCGGTCAGTGTCCGGCGAACAGCACGGCGGTTTCTGGGGGTTGCGAATGCGATGCGAACTTTCAGGAGAGCGGCGGTCAGTGTGTGCCGAAGGTGAACAAGTGCACCGCGCAGATGAACAAGCCGCAGACCGTCAACTGGACCCTTGGCTGGACGCGGACGCCCGATGACACGGATTCGCGGTGGGTCGGCGGGCAAATGTCCGTTCCGCCCTCGGGCGGCATGGCGTGCGTCGAAGGCTGTGAAGTTGGCGTCAACTTGACGTTGAGCGGTCCCCCTCAGAAGTCGCAGACACCGGCAGCGAATGGCCTCTATCGGGTCACGGCGCCATTCGAAGGGCTTGGCCGTGGCAACGAGTGCACGCAAAACACCAAGGACACCGATAAGAGCACGCCGATCATGCCGTGTCCCGGCTATGTCGGTGAGGTGGACGGCAAGCTAGGTTGCTTCGGGACGGCTGAGAAGCCTGTGACGACGGTGGACAAGCCGATACCCGGGGGTAAGACGCCTATTGCAGGCAACCCGCCTGCGGGCACGCCGTCGAGCACTGGCGTAGGTTCTTCCACAGGGGCGGGGCGCACGCCCACCACGGGCACAGGCGGCAATGATGGCGGTCCCGCCGCAGCGGCCTCAGGCGGGAAAGGCGGTGGTGCAGGTGGATCGGCCAGCGGGACCGGTACGACGACCGATGCCGAGGGCAAAGAAGAACCGGCGCCGTGCGGCGCACCCGGGCAGGCCGTTTGCGCCGTCAAGGTCGATGAAGCCAAGACGCCCACGGATGGCGGCGACGGCATGAAGACCACGGGGCTGGACCTCGCCATGGACAAGGCCGTGGAAGGCCTCCAGAAGGCCACCAACCCGGGCGGAATGGATACCGGGTGGGGTGGCATTCCGCAATGGTTCCGCAACGAGTCGTGCGCGCCGTGGCAGTTGGGGACGTTGCCGTTCATCAACATTGCTGTGGTCGTGAACATCTGCGCGATACAGCCGGTGGTCATCGCAGTGATGACGTTTCTATGGGTCGTTGGCACCTTCTTTGCCATCGTTGGAATGGTCGCGAGAGTGACCGGAAGCGGGGTGCACTGATGCCGTTGCTTGGTGGATTGTTTGTCAGCCTGTTCTCGGGCTTCGTCGCGTGGCTCACGCAGTGGGTTACTCGAAAGGTGGCGTTCGGTCTTGCCGCTGTGGCGACCAGCAGCGCGCTCACGCTCGGGCTCTACGTCCTCATGCGCAGCACGCTCGGGCTCGTGATCGGCTACACCACGGGCACGCCGCAGATGTTCGCGCAGGGGATGGGCATGGTGATGCCGCCAGCAGCGGCGCCATGCGTCAGTGCCTACGTCACGATCTGGACCGCGTGCACGGTCTACGTGTGGCAGCGCGATCAGCTGCGCCTCTTTGCCACGGCGGGGTGAGCGATGGCGGTCTACGTGGTGCA